AAACAGACAAGCTACATGGATGCAGTGGTTGATCTTTGTGAGGAATTAAACATTGATCCAGAAGACATTGGACGTTATATATCCAATGTTATTAAAGAAAAGATTGAGGGAGAAGCCATGAAATTAAATCTACTTCCTCGACAAAATATGCTTGAATTTGATTAAGCATAAATAAATTAAGGGTATCAATTACCCTTAATACATGGTAAAATATTATTTTATACAACGCAATATAAGGAAATAAAATGTCATTTGAAAATCTAAAACGCAATCGCGATCAAATCTCTAAACTCATACAAGCAGTTGAGTCTACCGAAGGTGGTGGTGAACAGAAATCATCATATCAAGACGATCGCTTGTGGAAACCAACACTAGACAAAGCAGGCAATGGTTATGCTGAAGTTAGATTTCTTCCTGCAGCTGAAGGCCAAGATCTTCCATGGGTTCGGTATTGGGATCATGGGTTTAAAGGGCCAAGCGGTCAATGGTATATTGAAAAATCATTGACATCTATCGGTCAAACAGATCCGGTTGGTGAATTAAACTCTAAGCTTTGGAACATGTCAGATAATGATAATTCGCCTACGCGCGAACAGGCACGCTATCAAAAACGTCGTCTGCATTATGTGTCTAATGTTCTTGTTGTCTCTGATCCATCTAAGCCAGAAAATAATGGCAAGGTTTTTATGTACCAATATGGTAAAAAGATCTTCGATAAGATCATGGACATGATGCAGCCTCAGTTCCAAGACGAGTCACCAGTTAATCCATTTGATTTTTGGGAGGGTGCTAATTTCAAGATTAAAATTCGTAAGGTCGATGGTTGGGTAAACTATGATAAGTCTGAGTTCTCTAGCCCATCTGTACTCGGTGATGATGCTGAACTAGAAAAAATCTATAATCAACTTCATCCTATCGAAGAGTTTGTAGATCCTAAGATGTACAAATCTTATGACGAATTAAAGCAAAAGCTTGATCGTGTATTAGGTAACGAACAACCAATGACAGTGCGTGAGCAAATATCGTTGGGTGAAGAAACACCTGCACCAGAGCCTATGCGTCCGGTAACAGCAGAGCAGATCTCTTCTAACGATGACGAAGAAGAAGATACGTTAAGCTATTTCGCTAAGATCGCTAACGGCGATTAACGACTTGGAAGACTGGCCGCTCCCTGATTTATAGCATGGGGGTGGCCATTTCTTCCTCCACCTAAAACAGTGGTTTGAACATTAGTATCACCGCTGGTATCACCAATAACATTAACACTGCTACCTTGCATTTGAGAAAGAAGCTCATTTGTTCTTTGTTGTTCTGTTACCATAGCTTCAAGCTTCATAAGAGCCGGAGATTGCGAAGCAGCACTACCTCTAACAGCAGCATCAGTTAAACCTCCTGCAAGAGCTGGTTGCGCAGGCATTATTCCAAACCCTAATGCTGTTTGAAGAGCAGAAATACCTTTTTCTAATTCTCTAATATGTTCCTGCTTTATATTTTTAAGGCCAGTACCAAAGTTTATACTTTTTGTTCCAAGCCTACGTGATATCCAGTTAGAACCATCATCTTGCATTTCCCCACCTTCAACTAAGTATGGGATCATTCTCAATGTTTTGCCTAAACTTACGAAATTTTTAGCCATATTCTTGAGGAAATCATCAGCCATTTGATAATTAGATATTTTCTCAAAAACTGAAAATAGCTTATCCATTGCACCTGCAAGAATATCAATATTACCAATTAATTTCATATCCATAGTTTCTAATGGTTTAAGACTATCAAGCATCTGTTGAATAGGCGATTTACTTGTTGCCGCATCTATTCCAAATAATCCTAGAATACCATCCTTTGCAGCTCTGTAAATGCTTGCTATCTCATCGGTGCCTTTTTTAAATATATCAGCTCCGAAAAATGCAGCTAGTCCACCACCTAAAGATGCAAGACCATCCCCCGCATTTGATACATTATTCCAATCAACACCACCTAAATTTTTAACAGATTCACTAACGTTTTTAAGCAATCCGCCAAGATTCTTACCAGCCTCTGAATTTATTAACATATCACCAAGGCTAAGACCTGCAAAAAATGCTCCGATGCCAAGGCCAACTGCGGCCATACCACCAACAAATCCGCCGGCACCAGCCGCTATTGCTACGAGTCCAGCTCCAGTTGCACCAGCAAGACCAGCGATACCACCAGCTATAGCTGCACCTGCAAGAAGGCTTTTTAAATTTTCATCACCTAGAAACTCTTTGAGTGGTTGTATTATATTACTTAATAACGTTTTAAATCTAGAACCATCAGATCCTAAAGCTTTAATACCAGTATCTGCTAAGGCAAAGGATGCAAAGAATGCAGATATACCTGCACCAACTGCTGCTAATCCTGTCATTGTTCCGACTTCAGCCTTACCACCTCTTTTTCTACCTGCCATTGCTGCAACTGGACCAAATATAGCACCAGCAGCAAATAGTGCACCAAAGCCTATAGTAAGATCTTTGTCACTAATTATCATTTTAATAGGATCAATTATATTTGTAATCATTTTGCCTAGGCTTTCACCATTAGCACCCATAGCAGAAATTGCGTAATCACCAGCACCTAAAGCAGTGAAAAATGCTGCGATACCAGCACCTATTGCGGCTATACCAATCGCTGCCTTTGCAGAAGTTTTTACTCCCCTAGGCAATGCTCCAAATAAAGCACCAGTTGCAAAAAGGCCTCCTACTACAAGACCTGCACCACTATCTAGTAAACTTTTTATACCTTGGCCGACATTTTTCATTAGCTTGCTAATAGATTCACCAGAAGCACTCATTTTTTCTATTGTTAAATCACCAGCCGCTAAAGCAGTAAAAAATGCGGCAATCCCCATACCTATCGCTGCTATACCAATACCAGAACCCATACCACTAAGTAACGGTACAGCTCCAAAAAGTGCTCCTATACCCATTAGTGCTCCAAGTGCTACTAGATTTCTACCACTGAAAGCTTCTAATCCTTCAGCTATGTTTATCATTAATTTCTTTAAATTTTCACCACTACCAAGGTTTGAAATAATACTATCTGCACCAGATAAACTAGTAAGAAAGGCAGCAATACCAGCACCAATAGAACCAATGCCTATGCCGGCACCAAGACCAAACAGCGCACCACCTAGAAGACCTCCTTTTTTATCTGGGACTTGTTGAGCTTGAGCTTTTTGTTGTGCGGCCGCTGCATTTTTTGCTGCTTGTTCAGCTTTACGATCTTGTTCAATTTGACGCTCAAGATTTTTTTGACTATTTCCAGTCATCACTTCAAGTTGATTATGAATTTGTATAGCTACGCCGTAGATATCATTATGGATTCGCTCAGCTACCTGATAGATATCATTGAAGTGATCTTCACTTCGCAACGATTGCTCTTGTAATAGTCTTACAACGTCTGTTATATCAGCGGCCATTAGATCTTTGCCTTCTTTCCATTTCTTCGTTTTGCGATTTAATATGCTCAATAAGCATAGTTAAATAAATGTCCCTTTCCCATGGCATCATCTCGTTAATTTCAGTTAATGAATAATGATGATTTTGCATTAGCTGAAAATTTACTTTATAATGATTTACCAAATTGTCGTGGGAAAGGCATATCAGAAAAAATCCTGGATTCCCTCCAGCCTCCATTCATTATCATGTCCACAAGATTCACATTTATTATGTACAGTGTGTCTTAGTCTTGGCATTGTTTCAACATAGTCACGAATGCCTTTAAATTGTTCTGATGTGAGAGATTCAATAAATTCGTTAAGTTCTGCAGAAGATACGTCAGAAGCTAGGAAAACTTCTTCTTCAGTTTGAATTGATTCAATACATGCGCTAATTAAAGATAATGCTTGAGCATCGCTAATAGCATCACCATTAACTTTATCCATAACGTCATAGTATGTTGGATATGAAAGATTTACAGCAATTTCATCTGTGATCTTAATCTTTTTAGTCGGTTGATCCACATCAATTTTCAATTCATCGTATGAAACGCTTACTTCATTTTGATGCTCGCAGTTTTGGCAATTGAGCAACAAATCAGATTTTTCACCTACTGATTTACCTCTAATTTGTGTAAACAAATATTCTACATCAAACATCTTAAGTTTATTTTTTTCAATAGGCTCTTGAATACATGATTCAATTGTATCAACAATAGCATTTACGCTTTGGCGTACGTCTCCGCTCTCCATAGCAATCATAAGAATTTTTTCTTCTTTAATGAGATATGGTCTAAATCTTACGACTTGTTGTGTCGAAGGAATAACAACCTCATATTTTGGATTAGAATTTAGTTTAGGTAGTGCCATAATATTATCATCCTCTTATTAAAAAAGTCTTGAGGTAACTGCCCCAAGTCCAACTGTTGCAAGTCTTTCAAACTGCGATCTATTTGATGACGCATCTCCGACCCATTTTTTGTAAGATAGTGTAACTGACATTTCAACTAATTGACCGCCATTTGCATCCCCTAACGTAAATGATGATACACCAGTAGGAAACGCATCAATAAGTGTACATGTATATACTGCTTTTGCGCCTAATATTAAATCTATATCTATCTCACCCTGAGCAAGATCAAATGGACCAACTCTAGGAAGCCTATTTGCAATTTCTGGTGGCAATGCTGGTACACCTAATGATCTATTAAAAATAGGAAATGAAGCTCCTTTTTTAAGCTGCACAATTTTTATTTGATGCAGATAATCACTAGCGTATCCGATTTCACCAGTATTAGGATTAACAGCTAATTCTTGCCATGTCTCAAAATATTTCTTAGCACCATAATCATTCATTAATCTGAACGTCATGGTTACATCATCATATGCTTGATCATATGCAATCTTTTGTGATTGAATTCCAACCCGCCTTACTTGGGTCATAACTTGTCTACCGGGCATAGTAACATTAGTGCAAAGAACATCTATTTCTCTAGAACCAGTATCGATAAAATTAATAGCAGATGATATAGAAGGAAGTGTAACTCTAAAAAGTGCACCATGTGCAGGGCCTTCTCGACTAGATATAATAGATTTAAGTGCGTCTACGCTCGTCATATTATTAATTCCCTCGAACTACGATAAACAGTGCCTGCTCCTGCATTAGCCCATTGCGCTGTTGGTAGAAATGTAGCGATCTCCCATTCAGGTGATTCTACTTGTGCAAGTCTGCTTTTAACATGAGTAGTTAGATAACGTTTATAACATGGTCTAAAATATTTAAGTTTTGATGATCGCTGTAATATTTGATAGCTGATTCTGAATTTTGTAGTTTCATCAAATTTTTTATTTGACGTATTATCCATTAAACCGTCTAGTAATTTCGCTCTGAGCGTTGGTGGCAGATAATGTAAATTTAATCCTACAAACCCGTTCTCTGCTGGACTAACCATAATAATCAATGGAAATTGATCGTAAAAGGGTAATACATCTTTATATTTTGGATCATAGAAAAACATATACATGCTTCCTATTTCAGGTGTATCTTTCCGGCGCGTAATATTAAGCGGTTGCTCACGCATCAATGCGTTGCGATTAATTTTACCTAAGTCTGCAGCTTTCTTTCGAAACCATGCGCGTGATTCTTTCGTCCTTGCTTGGATTCCATTTCTAAAAGCTTCTAGCTCGAGTGTTTGAAATATATTGCTCATATTGTTATTTATGCTTTTTTCTGTAAGGTTTTAAACGCTTAGTTGATTTTGGTTTAATACCCATACTTTCAAGAGTATCTTCAGTCCATACTACAAATTTCCAGCCCCTGTCAGCTGCAAAATTATGAGCGGCTTTCCATTTATTCTGATTTTTAATATATTCTAAAGATTCAGTTATATATTTTTTAGTCTTTCGACCTTTATATTCTGGTACAGTCGTTTGTTTTTTCGGCTTTATTTCTACTAGCCACGTTTCTTTATTATTAAATGTAATTTTAAGATCAACGAAATATCGATGATATTTTTTATCAACTTCATATAAATACGGAACAATGGTCTCTTCTGAAGACCACTTTATTATACTAGGGTTTTCATCACACCATTTAAAGCAATATCTTTCCCATAAAGATCGATATACTATATTAGTGTAATCACCAATATATTTACTTGTATTTTTCACGCGGTATTTGCCAGAATATGCCATAGAGTTTATTATAAATAATGAATGATTGTTTTTATTTATAGGAAAAGAAATGCCTGAAACTCAATTTCCAAATTTGCAACAGAAATTGCAGAGTCAGTTATCTGGTACTAATGGTAGATTAAAATTTCCATTGGATAATCAAGATGATTATAAAGGTCGTATTATTTTTTCAGTATTTGATGAAGATGCTGCTAGAGTTCAATTTGGAAAGGCAATACAAAAAGGCGTAAACACTACTAAAAAAGCTGCTGTTCAAGTTGTAGCAGAAGCATCTGCTCCTCGAAACGATATTGGTGATTTTGTTGCCAATCCTTCTGTTAATCCTGCTCAATTACAAACTGATATAAGAAAGCGGGTTGATGAAATAGGGCAAGATGTAGGAAATTTATTTAATAAATTGGTTGGCCGGGGTAACGATGCCGCGAATAATCAAGCTGACGATGAAAATTTTTCTGCTGTTACAGATGTTTTAAAAATAAACCAAGAAGCCGGAAGTGTTGAATTATATCTACCTCAACAACTTCAAATTCAAGATGGTGTTTCTATAAACACTAGCATGGAATTAGGTTTAATTGGAGGTGCCATTGAAAAAGGTTTAAGTACTACCGCTAATGCTGGTATTGGTTCGCTTTTAGGAATCGCTGCTGACCAAGTAGCTAAAGGCATAGGTGCAACAGTCGGTTCTCTTACTGGAACAGCACAATTATCTGAAGGTATGGCAGCTTTAGCAGCTCAAAGAATAGCTAAAAGAATTCCATTATATGGACAAGATACTATTAGGGGAGTTCAACAGTTAACCGGCGTAGTAGCAAATCCTAATAGAAGAGCACAATTTGACAGTGTGCCATTAAGACAATTTAGTTTTAATTTTACATTAATTGCAAAAAGTAAATCTGAGGCCGATGAAATTACTAAGATTATAAAGTGGTTCAGGACTGAATTATATCCAGAAGCACTTATTGCAGGTGGCGTCCATTATGGATATAAGTTTCCAAATAGATTCCAAATCAAAATAAAATATGGTAATCAAAACGATAGTCAAGCTGCAAATATTAGATTTCTTCCAGTGTATTTGCAAAGTTTTACTACAAACTATAATCCAAATGGTATGGGCATGCATTCAGATGGATCTTTTGCTGAAGTATCGTGTAGTATGTCTTTTACAGAAACCAGAGCATTAAACAGACAAGATATTGTCGAGAGAGGCTTCTAATGAGTGAATTTTTTACACCATTTCCTAAACTCCTCTATCAATTTGGTAACGGTGAGACAATCTCACTGTTTCAAAACATTAGTGCATTTAGTTCTCTTGTCGACGAAATTAAAGACGATGTAACATTTCATACAACAGTAACTATTAATGATGGTGAAAGAGCTGATACTTTATCACATAAACTATATGGCACTGACGAATATTACTGGACATTTTATTTCTTAAATGACGACATTCGTGAAAGCGGTTGGCCGATAGAACAATCTAAAATATTTGATTTAGCAAAAAAGATTTATCCTAATCGAGTCCTTATTACTCGAGCCGATATATCTAAAACATTTCTTCCTGGTGATGAGGTAAGAGGAATTATATCTGGTGCAAGAGGTATAGTAGTAAAAAGATATTTAGATCTTGGTCAAATTGTTGTAAGCAAATTAAACACTATAAATTACAGAATAAGTGAGCTTATCCAACCATATAAGCCAGACGGAACAACAAACATTGGTGATCGAATATCAATTGAAAGCAATCAGAATCAATATGATTCTGTTCATCACTATGAAAACGCTAGCAAAGAATTTACCGACATAGATCCATTTACACAGGCTGGTGCAGATGCATCGGCTTTAGGATTAACACCAATTACCTATCTCGATCGCATGATTGAGAAAAATGATAATCTTCGTGAGATTAAAGTATTTTTACCAAACATTGTGGGACAAGTTCAAACTGAATTTGCCAGATTGATGAGAGATGGCTAATGGCGGAAACCAAAGAGTTACAGTCTAGTAAAGATTATATTATTGAAGATGCTATTATTTCAAGAGGATCTACTAGACATGTAAACATTAAAAATAGTATAGACAATATAGAGATCTATGAATCATTAGATAAGCCATATCTAACTGGCCGTTTAATTCTTCGTGATGATTTTGGATTTTTTGATTATATACGATTTAGTGGTACTGAAAAATTAGAATTAGTTTTACGGCAACCTAAAAATAAAACTGAATTTATTATTAAACATTTTATTCTAACATCGGCAGCAGATTCTGAAAAGGTTAGTGAATTTTCTGAAGTATTCATATTTGATTTTATAGAAGAGATTGCATTTTTAAATCAAAATATGATTCTTAGTAAATCATACACGGGAAATCCGGTTGAGATTGCTAAAAAGATTTTAGCAGATACTTTAAATGTGGTAGCAATAAACTTAAGTGAACAACCATTTCAAAAAGAAATGAAAATAGTAGTTCCTATGATGCATCCATTACAGGCTGCGCAATGGGTTCTTAAAAGAGCTACTACTGAAGAAGGCTTGCCGTACTATATGTTTTCTACTTTAAATGACGATGTTTTAATAATTAAAAATTTAAAGGATATGATACTTGAACCAGTATGGAATAAATTGCCTTTTAGATATTCTAGAGCATATGTTCAAGCTCCAGAAAATATACACGACGAAAGATTACTTTATAATGTAGATACTTTTAGAAGTAATAATAATGAAAATACATTAGATTTTATAAATGCTGGTACATTAACTAGTAATTATAATATATTTGATGCAACTACAGGCAGACTTGAAACATTTAAATTTAATTTAAAATCTAATTTAGATAGATTAATTCGTGATCAAATTATACCCAGAGATCAATTATCTACATTTGATGAATCATTTCAATATATATCTCCAACAAGAGAAGCTCCTCTGGCTGAGCATACCGCAAAAGCTATTACTCGTATAATATATAATAACACATATAATACAGATTATAAAAACTATTATGAAGCCTCTAATGCCGGTGAATTAAATCTTGATGCAGCAGCGATGGCATATAGGCATATTATATTTAAAAATTCTGCAGAGTTTACTTTAAGCGGTGTGTTTTTCTTAACAGGATTAAATTTTTCTTTAGGCCGTAATATTAATTTTGTTTATCCAAGAAATGATGCTGCTATAGCAGATAAGCCTCAAATATCTGAAAAAGAATTAATAGATATTAAACGATCTGGAAAATATCTCATATATAACACAGCACATAGATTTATTGATGGAGAGCATATTGTAACATGCCAAGGCGCTAAAATTAGTAATGCGAAGGACTAATAATAATGAATCCGATTAATTCATATTTTTATGGCGACGAAACTAGATGGTTTATGGGTGTAGTTGAAGAAGTTGGCACTGATGATCCTCAGCTTGGTAGGGTAAAAGTTAGAATATTTGGTATTCATAGTTATAGATCAGATGTGCCAAATGCAGATCTACCATATGCACAAGTATTAGTACCATGCACAGAACCAGGCGTATCTGGCCTTGGTAGAAATCCATCACTTCAAGTAGGTGCAAGGGTATTTGGTATATTTTTAGATGGAGCAAATTCACAGTTACCATTAATACTTGGTAGTATTCCAACTATTGAAGCTCCTAGCAATGAGCAGCTTTTTTCAAAAGACAATGATCCTAATTCTAGAGCTCAATCAGAAATACTTGGTGGTAATCCATACGGTGGAACGTCTGGTTCAAGTGGCTTAGGACCTGGAATTCAAAGCACTATTAAAGATGGATTAGATGGATTTGTTATTAGCCCAGATGCATCTTTAGGAGATAAAACTCGATTAGCTTGGGAATACTTTACTAGTCCGAAGAGAGGATATAGCCCAGAAGTTACTGCTGGTATTATAGGAAATTTAATTACAGAAAGTAATTTAAATGCTAGCGCAGTAGGTGATCTAAATCTTGGTGGTTCATTTGGTATTGCACAATGGTATTCAGGCACACCTAGATATAATAATTTAATTCAGTTTGCCGGTGAAAGAGGTAAAGCTTCTACAGACTTTGTTGCACAACTTGCGTTTATACATTACGAACTTTCTACTGATCCGTATTTCAAAGGTGCTGAATTAAGAAGACAAAAGACTGCGACATATGCAGCTATTCATTTTCAACGAAATTATGAAAGACCTTCGTTTGTAAACGCTGCAGGAGGATTAGTTAAATCTGCAGCAGGTGCAGCTAAAAGCCCTGTTGATGGAAAGCCTTCAAGGTTAGCTGAAGCAGAACGAATTCAAAATGCCAAAAAAGTTTATAATAACTTTATTAGGATAGCATAATGCCGATAAGTTTAGATGGAATTAATAGTGAGCTTACCGCCCTATCGAATAGGCTAGCACCTCTACAGAAAGATGCTGGAGATAAATTACTTGAATCCGCAAAGGATATGCGCGCCGCTCTCGATAGTACGATTAAAGAATTAGATCAAGAAAAAGGCGGTATGAAAAGCTTAACGCAAGAGATCGATAATGCTGTACAAGATCTAGAAACCATATCAGCTCCTATAATCGGTAAAATGACCGAGAATATGAAAAACTTTGTAAGCGCTCCAGAACTAGAGCCCGTCTTTGGAAAGGCTACAGAGGTCAATAACATTATTAGTACGATCGATGTTAAAAGTATCGTATCAGCTGCTGGAGATGCACTTTCTACTGCAGCTGAAATGCTAGAAGATGTATTTGGTTCTATTGATGCAAAAGGAACATCAGAATCTCTTAAACAAGTTTTAGGCAAATCTGAAGAAGAGACTAAAAAAGCCTTGCAGAAACTTACGAGTGAAGAT